GCGCTTAAAATAGCGAAGAATGGCCAGTGGTCACTAGAAAATCTTGAAAAGGCCGGCACCGAATCCCAGTACCTCCTACTGAAAGCAACCTTCAACCAACTTAAGATTAGGGTTGAAAATGAATTGCCTGCCATCAGTTCTCCTCACTTCAAACCAGAGCTTGTAGAAAAGGGTCTTAAGTCTACCATAGCTGGTGCCGTACTAGCTGGATCAGCACTACTTCCATCAAAGGCTATTGCAGCCCCAATCAAAGCCCCAATCCCTGTATCGCAAGTTTCAGAGGTAAGACCAGACTCTAATACTGGAAATATGATGAGTACTGGTAGTAAGCCGTCACCAAAAGGTGGAGAAGCAACTATCAGAACCAGCGAGTACGGTCCTTATAAAATAACATCATCATATCAGCCACACGTTGAAGATGGTAATACATCGCAAAAAATGACACATCAGGTTTCATGGAATGGAACACCTTCTCCTAAGCATTTGGCAGCTGTTTCAAAAGAATATGGTATCGACGTAAATAACCTACAGTCGCTTAAAGCTAATCCTAGCCATGCCACTGGACTAGATGGTAAACCAAGCGGCGACACATACATAAAATCTACCAGCAAAGATATTCATAGTCCTAGTAAAGGACAACCTGCTGGCTATTTACATCAGTAATTGCATGCGTTAGTATAATTCTTCTATGACAAAGAAGAAGCGCCCCAAATATAATGCAAACAGTGCCATAAGATCTGCTGTTCGCAGAGCCTTCTCACGTTCGCCTGTAGTACGTGAAGTTATGATGAACGTTAGACGCGAACGCCCTTGGTTTAAAAGCGATGGATCAAAAGCAGCTAAACCTAGAGTTGAGTATCTATGTTCGGCTTGCCACGAATGGCATATGGGCAAAAATATCCAAGTAGATCATGTGGCCCCCGTAGTAGAACCGACAACGGGGTTTATCGATTGGAATACCTTCATAGCTAGGCTATTCTGCGAAGCAGTCAACCTGGCAGTTCTTTGTAAAAATTGTCATGAGAAAAAGACTAATGAAGAGAAACGCGTAGCTAAAGAAAGACGTCTTATAGAAAAACAAACGCCGCGGTATGAGAACGGTCAGATCATATCTGACCCCAAAGACATAGAGAAGTGGCACAAGTTAAACGATAAACCTCCTAAAAAACGTAAACGCCTCGAATAATACGAAACAGGTAAAACCATCTCGGAATGATTTTCAACAAAGGAGAACAATATGGCAGTTGACCTAGGTAAAGCTAAAAAAATCTTAAGTCAAGCGTTTCTTGAAAACAATGATAACGTGAATGAAGATGAAGCAGCAGCCTTAGTTGTTAAGTCTGAGCTGCAGATTAAGGCTCTTCGGGAAGAAATGACTTCAGATGAAAGGCTGGCCGCCGCGGTCCAGATTACAAAAGATCTGAAGAGCGGATACGGTAATGCTATAAAATACGAGGAAGCTAAGATCCAATATCTGCTAGCTAAGATCTTAGAAATTCAAGAAGGGTCAGTTAACAAGAATGCATCAGTGTGAGATCTGCAATAAGGAATTTAGGGCAGCCGCTTGGAATACAAAAGTGTGTTCAAGCGGCTGCCACTTTCCAGTTTTAATCTTACAGATGTTGAGCAATTGAAAAAAGCCTGCCACTACACTAACCTACAACCTTTATGGTGGCAAGATAATCTTAAAAAATCAGCTAGTGTTTGAGTCAAGAGGATGATACAATAGCCTAGTATCATCCTAACTCCGGAGATTGACAAATGTCGCTTAGAACAACATATACGGGCGCCTTGGATACTAAGCTGGCTGAAGCCAGAGCTGCTGGGCTAACCTTTATTGCTACTACCAACCTGGCTGCTATTACAACTGGTCTTGGTGATGCTGCAAATAAGGGTCAGAAAAAGTTTACGTTAAACTACAGTGTTTCATATCAGCCAGCAGACCTAAGATTGCTAGGCCCACTGTGGGAAGCCTTTAAAACAGGCGTAGAGCAAGGACTTGCAGCCCAAGATATTATGGGTAATGAAGTCACGGTCGCACTCAATACAACAGACAACCTGAACACATCTGTCGACCTCAAATTCTCCTTCTAACTCAACCCCTTCCTAATTAAGGCGCCTATATGGCGCCTTTTTTATTTACAATTATTGTAGAATTCATGCGTATCTATTCAATAATTGTGAGGCAGAAATGTCAGTTAATTTTCTTTATATCGATGTAGAAACAACAGGTCTATATCCAGAAAAAAATGACATAGTACAGCTCGCAGCGATACCTATTATCCTAGGTAAAGAACATATCGCATTTAACGAGTTCTGTCAACCCGTAAATTGGGGCAACATTGAAGAAGCTGCAGTTAGAACTCACGGTATTACTGAATCACGCATGCGTACGTTCCAAGATCCAGCTGTTCTCTTAGACAAGTTTATTGCCTATTTAAGGTCATTTAATACAAAATTTGTAATTGCTGGTTTTAATGTGGGGTTTGATAAGCGTTTTTTAAGTTCGTTTTTTACCCGCAATGGTAGAGCGGATGAGTTCTTTGAGTTATTTGAGCTTCAAGTCCACGATACCTACACAAGAGCTCAAAAAGTAAAAACGCTACTTAAGACTGAAAACCTAAAGCTTGTTACTCTTGCAAAACACTTCAAAATTGAAATTAATGCGCATGAAGCAATGTCCGATATTGCTGCTACGATTAAGGTAGATCGTGAAGTAGGAAACCTCTTAGGTGAAGAAGCTTTTGTAGAAGAGATTGCAGAAATTCGTTCTGACATCTCGCTAAGTGTTGTATTTAAAGAACCAGCACAACTACACCTGCATTCTATGTATGGTATGGCTGAATCTGTCCCTTCTATTAAAGAGTGGGTTGAATGGTGTAATAAAACCAACACACCCGGATTTAGTATCGTAGATCATGGTCCAGCCATCTCTATGTACCATATGACGCGTCTTAAGAATACGGGAGTAGTAGGTATCCCAGGCGTCGGCATATACATGTACTCAGATGACGAACCAGACACACTACTTCCTATGAATGTATGGGCGATCAATAATGAAGGCTACTTTAACCTAATGAAATTAGCGTCATTAGGTTATGATAAACAAATTGTCTTAGATGGTGTAACCTACCCAAGGATTAAACTAGAAACAGTCAATAAATATAAGTCAGGCCTTGCCTTTGGTGTAGCCGATATATACAGTCCAATAGGTCAAGCAATTCTTGAGGGTGATTATAACAAAGCTGTACAGCGATTTGAAGTGTATCTTAATAATTTTGCAGACCAAATGTACGTAGAGTTTAATCCTATTTCGATTAAAGAAACATTCACCACTAAAAGTGGATTTCAAAAGATAAAGAAAAATGCCATCATCGTAGATGGTGATTGGAATAAAGCATACAATCTCTTCTTAGCTGAAATGGTGGATAAACATAACTTGAAGTGTGTCCCAGTTAGTGGGGCACATTTTATTGCACCAGGAGACAAGCTTTTACAGGAGTGTATTTCCCGAAATTCATTTGAGAGCGGTAAGTGCCATATTGAGTCTTATCATGCTAAGACTGCAGTACAGCTTTATAAAGAACTCAAGCATCAGCTGGGGGATTGGTTAAATGAGGATATGTTCGCCACTTGGATAAACAATACTCATGAAGTTATGACTGCAGCTAAAGCAATTAATATTGAGTTTGACTACCATCTACCTGCAATTGATATTCCAGATCATATTAAAACTAAAACTGATGATTACAATAAGCAGTTGCTTATTTTAGCTATTGAGTTGTGTAAAAAGCATGGTCGCTGGAGTGATGATCCAATATATGTGGCCCGCTTTAAAAAAGAAATCGATGTTATCGCCAAGAATGATGCGACTAACTTCCTGCCATACTTCCTGATATATGAGGATATCTGCACATTTGCCCGCTCTATAGGTATCTTGCAGAATATTGGGCGTGGTTCTGCCGGAGGATGCCTATTATCCTACTATTTAAAAATCATCCACATAGATCCTATTCAAGCGCAATTGCCATTCGAGCGATTCCTGTCTCATGCTCGTATCCGTGCCAAATCATTTCCAGATATTGACTCTGACTTTGGCGATAGAACAGAGATTCTTCGTTTCTTAGAAAAGAAGTACGGATTAGGCTTTGCTCAAGTCTGTACACTTCAAAAGATGAAGATAAAAAATGCTATAAAAGATGCAATGTGGGCTTTATATGGACGAAATCGTGAAGATTTTGAAATTAAAAAGCTATGCGAACTAATCCCTGATTCGCCGCAGGGCGTAAGTGAATATGACTTTATTTATGGTTTCACTGATGAAGAAGGTACAGTTCACCCTGGCGTTGTGGAAACAATTCCAGAGATTGCTGGCTTTTTTAAGCAATATCGCCAAGTAGAAGAGCTGGTAAAAAGGCTAGTGGGTATCCCTAGAGGTTGGGGTCGTCATGCCTCCGCCTTTGTCGTATCAACACTTGACCTATCCTCTAGCCGCATACCCACAATGCGTATGTGGGACAAACACTCCAATGAGATGATTCAAGTTACTCAATATGAAGCGTCTATGGTTGAAGCATGCGGTCTTGTTAAGGCTGATATCCTTGGCGTCACAACCATCAACATGGTTTCTGAGTGCCTGGCAACATTAAAAGAGCGCACCGGTATAGATTATATGGAAGAAGATGAGCATGGCGTAGCATTGATTTACCGTCTTCCAGAAGATAGCGATGTTTATATAGACTTTTATAAGAAGAAGACAGACTCCTCATTTCAATTTAACTCTTCTATTATTAAGAATGTAGTCTCAGACTTCATGCCCACCACTAAAGAGCACCTGTCCATCATGACCGCCCTTATGCGTCCTGGTGCAATGGATGCTCAGATAGATATTGGCATAGTTAAGAATAAAGATGTAATTAAGAGAAATGCAGAGCACGAGGCACACCTTATGTCTGCATCAGATTTCTATATCTCTGTTCGTAAAGGCGTGAATGAGCCATTCTATATCCACCCAGACCTAAGGCCTATCCTTAGTGAAACATACGGCGTAATCGTATTCCAAGAGCAAGTTATGTCGATCCTGGTCGAGATATGTGGATATTCTCTTGAAGAAACAGACTCCATTAGAAGTGCTATTGCAAAGAAAAAGCACGATGTAATGATGGCATGCTTTACGCGTGTTAGAGAGGCTTGTGCCAAGCGTGAATGGCATCCAAAGCAGGCAGATACCCTATGTGACCAAATCATGGCATTCTCTAGATACTCATTTAACAGATCCCACTCTAGGTGTTATGCAGAATTAGGGTACATCACCATGTATCTTAAGCATCACCACAAACTAGAGTGGTGGTCAGCAGTTCTTAATAATACTGATAAAGAAGATAAGCTGCGTAACTTCATTTACTTGTTGGGCCCAATAATTAACCCTCCCTCACTAGCTGTGCCCACAGATAAGTTCGCTATTGTTGGTACTAAGATTGTTGCACCACTATCTGTAATCAAGAATATTGGACCAAGCTCAATACAGGAGCTCGTTACTAAAGGTCCATTTACTAGTTTACAAGAATATATCACTAAAGTAATGCATAATAAAGTAAATGTTGGACATTTTGTTGCCCTTATTCATGCAAGAGCAGCAGATAGCTTTATGGATCCGACGCTTCCATATGGAGAGGCAAGAAAGAAACTATTTGCCGATTACACTAAAATACGCAAGATAAAGCGCGAATCAGCTGAACTCAACAACACAGATCCTATCCACATATTCTTAATGGAGCGCGAATACAACAAATGCTTCAATAAGACCGTGATAGAAGATGGCGCTGTACAGGCTCTGATCCAAAAGATTATGCCGGGATTTGCCCCAACCCATCGCTCTGGTATTCCCTTCTATATGGGGCGCAACCTTCCGATTATCTCTGGTGCCAAAATAGCAGAAGGTTTAGCTGCTAAAGAATATGATAAGCACGTTGGTATGGTTCTTTTATATGAGGCTTCTTCACACAAAAGTGGTGTTTCTAAAAAAACAAATCGTAAGTATAATTTTATCACTGTAGATCTATCCGATGGTAGTACTACGATTGAGTGCACCTGGTGGGATCAAGAAAAAGCTCTTAAATGGCCAAAAAATAGTGTTGTCTTTGTTAAGGGGAAGCTATCTAAGGGTTGGCGAGGTTCTATCAGATTAACAGTTGAAGAAATGGAGAAATTAGATGTCAAAGTTCTTAACAATGAAGACGGCGCCAGAAAACTTACAGGATCATGAGTTTGTCATTGGTGCCCCTGATTTTTATGCACAGATCGACCAATGCAAAGCAAAGAAGCCTAAATCTGCTCAAATGACCCTACATTACCTGCGAGAAGTAATCGCAGCAGTAGGTCAAAAATACCTTGGCAATGATTTTGATACGCTACTAGCTATTAACATTAGTCGGTATGTAGGCGTACCATGTGCTACAAATAAGGAGGTTCATGATGTACTTGTTAAAGCGTTTGAAAGCCAATATCCAAAACTTCTACTGGCATATGTCCACAACTGCTTCAAACAGCGCCCATCTGGAACAAATCTTATTTTTTATACTGGTAATCCTAGGTATGTTACTACCCTAGTTGAATCTGGCTGGGAACAAGTGAATGAAAAACACCTAGAGGACCTTAGGTCCGGTAAGCCTAAAAAGATAGTTGGGAAACCAGCTATTACAGCAGAAAATGCTGCTATCCAGCAATCCCTGGATACCTCGAATAAAAAATAATTGGTATAAATCTAAGGTAGATCAACAACCGCCAAATATGGCACACAAGGAGAATGGAATGGCTAAGATAACGATTAATATGGATTCTCTTAAATCTAGTCGTGATTGGGTTCGTCATAAGGTAAATGAAGGCCCTAACATCTATAGGATCATGCCTCCCTTTGGTAACCCAGAACAACATAATAACTATCCATACCGTCGTTGGAGTGTTGCCTGGCTTGTAGACCCCAAATCTAACGGTCGTCGTCCATTCGCAACCCCCCTAACTGAAGGGGAGGCCTGCCCTGTTCAAGAATATAACGACGCATTGAATCTTTTTATTGAAGAACGTAAGAGTCAATTAAAAGCAGAAGGATATTCTGATGCCGACTCTAAGACTGAACTAGAAGGACTGCGTACCGTTCAATGGGGCATGCGCCTACAACACGTTTATGCGTACAATGCCTGTAACCAAGCAGGTAGCGTGGGGATTCTAGAATTGAAATCTACTGCCCACAAAGCAATGAAAAAAATGATGAATCAGTATATTAAAGAACATGGTCAAGACCCAACTTCTTTAGGTTCTGAAGAAGAAGATTCTGGCGTGTGGTTTAATATCTCTAAAGAAGGCAAGGGTAAAGAGACCGAGTACAACGTGGCCTTCAATCAGACTCGTCAAAAAATGAATGGAACGCTAGTTAAAATCGACGACCGTTCTCCTCTACCTGAGCAAGTTGTCGCTAACTACGACAACCTCGCATATGACCTAAATAGCATTTACATCCGTAAAGACTACAATGAGCTCAAGGCTATTCTGATGTTCAATTTGGCTCTGATTGCAAAAGATACACCTGAAGCAGCTATTCCAGGTTATGAAGTTGAAGATGCAGCGCCTGTTAAAAAGGTTGTTGCCCCAGCACCTGTGGCTGCAACTAAAAAACCTGCGTCTAAAGTAATGTTAAACCTAGATGATGAAGATGAAGTGGTTTCAGCACCAGTTCGTAAAGCACAACCTACTGCAAGTAGGCCAACACCTGTACCCACTCCTTCAAATGGAGCATTGGTTAAGAAATCTGTTGCTGCAACACAGGAATTCGATGATGATGAATTGAACGCACTAACCAACGAAATCCTGGGAGACTAAAATGTCTCAAGACCTTGCCAAGGTCGAGGAGGGACTTCGGTCCCTCCGTCTCGATCGTTTAGCTGAATTTACTAAAAAGATCGAGGATATCTCTAAGGGGTTTAATACCATGTTGGCCCCTACTTATCTTCGTGACTTTATCATGGCGTATGACTTTACAAACACCATGCTTGCCTCTGCTATGAGGATGCATGGCATTGCTGATTCAGCACTCAGGAATGCAGAGGCGATTGCATATTTTGAGAATGCTCCAGAATATCTGCAAAGCAAGGGTGTAAAAGAAAGTGATGCTGCACGCAAGCGCTACATACCTCTTGATCCAGATGTGCAGCATGCTGATAAGGTGAAAGCTCAAGCCGAAGCAATGGTTGCGTTCTTAAAGAACAAGCTACAAGCCTTCCGTTTGGCACACGATGATACTAAGAAAATAGCATATGCCAACGAGTACAATGACTCATCAAATGAGGGAATGTAGTATTTCCTCATAACAAAACCTGCACTACGGTGCTTGTCTACGGACGTAAAAAGGGAGAAATGTTATGGCTAAGAATAAATGGATGTCTCAACTCACTAAGGGTGTAGCCCAAGCTGCAGCTGATCTTCCAAAACCATCTGATCATGTTGTCAAGCTTCCATCACCATCTCTTAACTGGGTGGTGGGTAATGGTGGTTTAACACTAGGTAAGGCTGTTTGCTTTTACGGACCTGAATCGGGCGGTAAGAGCTTTCTTGCACAACTACTAATGATTCAGCTACAGAAGGACTTTCCAGAGGGAATCTGCATTTGGTTTGATGCTGAGTTCTCATTTAATCCAGAGTGGTTTGCTAAACTTGGCGGTGATCTAGATCGAATGATCGTAAAGCAGACAAATGATCCTCTAGAAATATTTGATTATATTGAAAAGGATTTACAAGTATTGCTTGAGGATGGTTGCCCAGTTGTGGGTATGGCAATTGACTCCGTTAAATCTATTAGGTATCCTAAAGATATTAAAGAGAAGTCGACAAAACTCACTATGGGCGGTGGTGGCGCATCTTACCTAGGATCTGCTCTCAAGGGGGTCCTTCCTGTTATTCGTAAATATAGCATCACTACTGCCCTTGTGCAACAAGTGTATGAGGAGATGGACGAATATAAGAAGAAGAATAATCCATATCTAGTACCAGATGGTAGGGCATTAAAGCATTTCTGCGACTACATGCTAGAAGTAGTTCGTATTGATACGAAAGATGGTCGTGTTGAGAAAGGTATGAATATCTACGGTGGAGCTGCACAGGTTGGTCACAAAGTGCGAGTCCGTGGCAAAAAGAATCGTGTAGGCGCTCCTTTTCGTGCATCTGAGTTCACTTTGACTTACACTAGTGGCATCACCAATATCGGTGAAGAAGTATATGATCTAGCGAAGAGCCTTAAGGTAATCAAGCACCCTATAAATCCAGACACAGGACGCGAAAGCCCCATGTTGTGGCAGTTAGGCGATGACGGCAGGACTACAACAAAGGGTGAACCAGCTTTTCAAGCAATGTTTATTTCTAGACCAGATCTGTGGGATACGGCTATGGCTTTATGTAGCAAGATAGAAGATAGTGATGACGTAATTCTTGAACGTAATAAGGGCCTTGGTTATATTGACGCTGAAATTGGAGTCCCAGAGCTTGACTAAGCTAGTTATCACAGTGGATAAGATGGACGAAATGTGTACTGCACTGTGTACCAGCTATGGTATTCAAGAGTTTACCGCAGTACATATTTCTCCTTCAGCCTATGATAAACTACGGAAAGAGATGGACTGTTCAGCACTATATGCTCTGCCAGCTATAAAAAGCTACCAACAGTTAGCTATAGTCGTATGTCAAGGCTATTTATCCATTAGGATTAACAGAGATATATCTGATAATGATTTTCTGCTAGAAGATAAGCAAGGAGTAATGTACTCCTATGAACACGACTTTCTAAATACCCTTGTAGAGCGCATCCTTCTAGGGGGAAAATAATGAAAATACTACTCTGTGGCGACCCACACCTCAAGATCTCAAATCTAACTGCAGCCAAGGTATTCTTGAACTGGGTAAATAAAATTGTAGTTGAAACTAAGCCGGATATGTTTATTAACCTTGGTGATACGTTCGATACTCACGCTGTAGTTAGATCAGAGCTTCTATCTGAGTTTAAAAAACACCTACAATCAGTAACGCCGCATTGTCCGTACTTCTATATACTGGGCAATCACGATTTTTTCAAGCCAAATGACAATACCTACCACGCATTACAAACTTTTGCAGGTAACTACGACAATCTCACTGTGATTGATTCTGTGGTCCATAGAGAAGATCTAGGGATAACGTTTGTACCATTCCAGTCAGACCATAAAGCATTTCCAAATCAAACACTCCCGATCTGCATTGCGCATCAAACATTTGTAGGATGTGACTTTGGCGGATATAGGCCAGATGATGGCGTAGATCCAGATAAGATTTCAGCAGACATAATCATCAGCGGCCACATCCATATGAAGCAGGCATTCGGCAAGGTCTTCTATCCTGGAAGCCCGT